TCTTCCCAAGGTAGCATAGGTAATCTATTTTGATTTTCTTCTTTAAAGTTGTTTATAGCCATATCATATGCATCACTTACTGCATTTTGCACAACTTCTTCTACTGATTCTCCTATTAAATCGCTAGGTCTAGAAACACCTATTTGCTCAGGGGTTAAAGGTGGGTTAACAATATCATACATTGTACTTCCTGCTTTGTAAGCATTGTCACTAAGATTTAAAGGATTTACTTTTTCTTTAATATTAAGTGTAGCATCTAACTCATCTGTTATTTCTTGTATTGTCATATTATCTCCTAATTAAAAACAAGTCAATTTTTAGTAGTTAATATAACAAACTTATAAAATAAAAAAAATACTATTTTGAAATTTCTTTAGGTCTTTCTGCGTTTTCTAACATATTTTCGTCAAAACCTTGAAATTGAACTCCAGTAATTTGTTGGACATTTGTTTTACTTTTGTCCTCTAAATCCATAATGTCTGATAATTTAAATAATGCTTTTAATCTTGTTTCATCTTTTTCAGATGTTAATGCTATATTATTTATATTCTCTAAAACACTTGTTTCATTAATACCAAGTTCTTGTAATACTGGTTTTAATTCTTCTTTCATAGCTGTTCTTATCCTTGATGTTTTAATTAAATTAACTGCTTTAATTCTAGCGTAATTCCTATTGTTAGTAGGAAATGCTTTTATATATGCCTCTTCAGGCTTTAACCCTTGCGATATATATTGTATAAATAAATGTTCGCTGCTGGTTAGTTCTTTTCTGTTTTTTACTGAATCATGAGGTGAAGCATGTCCACCAAACGAATATATATTTGGCCGCCTATCTGTATCCATTTTTGTATTTTTTAACGCTAAAAAAGTTCCAGTACAAGTACCTATATATTTACGACTACCTTTTTTCCTTAACATCTTACCTACTCTCAGAACTTGGATTATACATCCATCGTCTGCTAGTACCCAATCGCTAATGCGACCATCCCTCCAATCCACGATGTATTTCATATTCTCAGGAAATTCATCTTTAGAGTCGTAAACTTTATGATTTATTTTATTTACTGTATACTGTCTCACGCTTCTCCAACCTCTACAGAACTCATATCAGTAATCTCTTCTTCTGTAAAATGGTCTGCTAGTTTATGTTCACCTATCTTTACAATATTATTACCAGGATTATCTACACATTCTTCAATATACTCTATCTCATCTGTGTCTTCGTTATAACATATAGTTAGTGTGTATAATTTAAGCATAATCCTCCCTATAAGTTAAGTCTGTATTAAAACGATTTTCTTGTAATGAAATGCAAAGAAATATCGGTGAATATTATCTTGCAGATGTCAAAACTTACTGTAGCTGTATTGAAAAAGTCAAGTGATTACGTTAACTTTTAAAAATTATAGGATTTTAGTGAACGGTTATATTTAACCAATATACCCCTTTAGCACGCTTTTTGCAACGGAAAGTGCGTTATTTTTCATATTAATTGCGTTGCGTTTAATTTAACGGAAAGGACATACTAAATGAAGTATCTTGTTAAACATATCTTAACCCAATTCAAAGACGGTCGCTGGGGATTTGCCACAAAGGCACCAGCACGTAAGTTCCAATCATCATCTATTATGGGACGCTCTTCAACCTTCAACACAAAGTTAGGAAGCGCAGTATCTAAATCCTTCTCACCTGTTGCCAACGTTGAGCATTACATCTTCCTTGATGATGAGTTACAATCTACCGACTCTGTTGCAGCACTTAAAGATTTATTTAAAGACGGTGCTTACATTGAGTTACAGTATGATGAGAGTCTTGGTTTCATTCAGGTTGAAGGTTCTGAGCCTTTAACTATTGATGATGTTAAGAATCAGTCACTTACTGTTGCTGAACCTGTATCTACACAGCCTTCTATGGCTTCGTAGTAGCATCCTCTTACTCTGGTTACAGCACGTGTTTGCGTGTTGTAGCCATTGTCCTCACATAATATATAGCGTAAACGTGTCTTCAACACACCACAATATATATTACACACAAATATTTGGTAACAGTATAAAAACTACACCTTTATTAGTCTTTGACTACATCATAGAGTAATATCATACGGGGACATTGCCTGGCTGTAAGTTGCAGGAGTTACCAATACTTAACAACAACAACAATTGGAGATAATATGTACATACTAATAACAGCAACAATAATACTATGGCTTACTGTAGTAACTATAATATATAAACTAAATAAGATGAACTCATTACTGTTAGATTGTCAAAGAGATGTGGTTGACTTACTATACAAGACAAGAGCTATTGATAATTGGATAGATAAACAGGCTGAACTTAAAATGCTTACGCTTAACCCTGATACTATTAATAAAAGACTTAATGAGCTTGAAGAATATCGTGAAGGACTTGATAAAATAGAAGAGTTATTATCTGGTGACCATCCTGCTCCTATTGCTAAAAGACTTGATATGCTTGAAAGGAAAACCTTTGGCTTAAGGCTTGACCATCGAGATGACGGTGTATATATACCTAACAAAGTAAATAGATATAAATTAGATGACTTAAAGAAATACGTTTACAAGTTAGAAGATAGATTAACAAAGTTGATAAATGGACTTACAATAATGTATAGAGAGTTGAGGTCAGAAGATGAAACTATTTAAACTAAGCGTTGTTATGGTATTTATACTAATATTTACCTGTATCACAAGTATTATATACTGGATACGTTATTGTTTCAGTGTATTATTTCATAGCTCTGTAAATGCTACAAAGTATTTTCAGGCTATTGGTACAAATATAATAGAAGAAGATTTTTAGTGTGGGATGAATATCTCCATTCGCACAAACAGGGTGGGTTTCTCATCTTGCCTGCCCTGTTCCCTAATAAGATGAAAGAAAGGATGTAATATATGATGACATATATAATATTAACTGTATCAATTTTAACTATAGCCTTAATAGGCTTACTAATTGCTCTATACTACAGAAATACAGAAATAATAGATAGTATTGAAACATTAGAACACGGTATTGAAGAACTAGAGTCTTTTACATATCATAGTGAATCAGAAATCAAAGACTGGATAGATGACGGTACTCGTGACTTACAATATGATGTAGACCAACATTCTTCTGATTTAGAAGACTTATCTTACAATAAGGCTAATCAAGAAGATATAGAAGAATCTCATGAGAATTTAAGAAAAGTAATGAAAGAAGATTTTGAAAATGTTGGTGTATTAATTAATACTAATCTCACTAAAATACAGAATATAACTAAGTATTTAAGTAAAACGTCAGGCTATCGACCTGAGCCAAATGTAGTTGTAGATGCAGGTTATGAAGACTATTGCAAAAGTTTTGATGAGATGGAAATATGGACTGATAAAAGACTTGCTGAACATTATAAATGCTTGGCTTTAATGTTAGATGACGGTGTGTATCATCCTGATTATAAAGGTATGGGATGTGAAACAACATATAAGTATTATTTAGAATTAACTAAGGGAGATAATAAAGATGAAATGGGTGATAAAGAAACTGTTAACTCATAATAGTAAATTTTCTAAAAAACACTCTAAAGCGCCAAGAACTCATATATGCTATCACGATAATAATATAGCAACAGTTGAGAAGGGTTTAATAGATAGTATATCTAAACAAGAACAGTTTATAGAACTTGTTAAGGAATTAGGTCCTAATGGCTTTGCAGACTGGTATATGGAAACATTTGGTGAACAAGCGCCACATATAGATATGAAAATATATAAAAGCGCAGGAAGATTTAACTCACCAAGAGCAAAAATAAAACAATCAATCTTAAAAGAACTAAAAGGAGAAGACAATGGCTGATAAAAATAATAAGATATTTTGGCTTGAAGGCTTTGAAGGTAAAGTTAGAGGTGGTGCATACTTTAGGTCTAGAATAAGTAAAGACGTAGAAGAGTTTGAAGAGAAATTTGACTGTAATATAGTTGGTATAAGATTAGATAAAGATTATGAGTCAGGCAAAGCGTCTTGGAACGTAGAGTTTTTAACAGAACATAAAGAAACAGGCCCAGAGCCATTTAGAATAAAAGGAGAGACAGATGAGTAAGAAAAGTCCAGCTAAAAAGAAAACACAACTAACTAGATTAAAAGAAATACTTACAGAGTCTTTAGATAATTATAAAAAGGCACGTATTAATTCTGAAATAAGTCAATATAAACTATCAGGCGCTGTAGAAGTTATGGAGATGGTATTACATAATATAGAGGAGATACAAAATGACGAATGATAATCAACCTCAAGGTGATAGAGAACAAGACCATGTTATAGAAAAGACTGATGGTTTAAGAGCAAGTTGGATAAAAACAGCAAATAAAATGTTGTTAAATCGTAAAATAGTTAAAGTAGAATATATACCTGTTAAAGAAACAAATAATATGATGTGGGAGCATCAACCTGTATGTTTTCTTTTAGATGATGGTAATTGGGTATATCCTATGGCAGATGATGAAGGTAATGAAGCAGGTGCTCTTGTAGTCGGAAGAGATATGTTACCAGTATTGAGAGGTGATAAATGATAAACTGGAGTAACTTAATAATATATGGCGGTATATTTCTATCAGGTATTGTTCTTTGGTACTTTATAGTATACTATCTCATAGATTGGTGGTGTAAATGATATACGATAATCATATACTAACTCCATATCCTGATGAAGATTTATTTGAAGATGGTGAATTAAGTGATGATAAACACGACTTAATGCATAGAATATCAGAAGTTGAATATAAAATACTTCAAATGTGGAGACATCATAAAATAGTTATAGCACAATGGAAGGAACTAAAATGAGTTGGTTTTGTCAAACAGAAGAAGCAAAAGAACAGTTAAGGATATGTGCAGAAAATAATTGTCCTGATTGTGAGAAATGCATCTGGATATTTGAGTCTTATAATGCTATGACAGAATATGGAACTGTTATAGAACCTGAACCAGAACCTGAAATATCTTCTAATCAAAAATCTACATTTACAAGTATAGATATTGAAGATACTACTATTGGAGAAGTTAAAGAGCCTTCCAAAACTTTTGATTCCTACGAAGAAAAAGTAGATTACATAATAAAGAAGTTTAATGGGAGGATAATAGATGAGTAAAATACACTCAGAACTTAGAACAGTCTTTATAACACCAGACGGTTTTAAGTTTTTCACAAAAGCAGAGGCTCTAGCGCATTGCGAAGAGTTTAACTTATTAAATCAAGGAGATGAAAATGACGAAGAATAAAATGTCAGTACAACAACGTAAATATTTTGTTGAAAGAATCAGCAAAACAATTAATGAGCAAATATTAAACTTAAGACAACAAAGTGCTTCTCATGTTTATGATGTTTCTGAACAGGCTTATAAAAAATACTTAAAAGCAATTGGTTTAGATAAGACTATTAAAGAGCATAATAAGTTAAAACCTAGAATAGATGAATTAGGTGATAAAATAAGAGCAGTATTTGATGAAATTAAAAATACTCTTGATAATGAAGAGTTATCTTGGCAAATAAGACAAAATCAACCAAGTCTTTATGGCAGCAATCATACTGTAGCAGATATAAATAGAGCATTTAGATGGTGTTGTAACGAAACAGCAAAGAAAAATGATAAATCTCTTACAATAACTGAGGATATTCAAAAGTTAGAAGATAAAAGAGATAGAGCTATTGACATATTACATGGTGTAGATGAATTTAATGATACATTAGGTGCTGTTAATGCTATGCTAAAAGGAACTGATGTTCCTAGATTAGGAGAATAATATGGCTAGAAAAGACTACGCTCATTTGCAGAAAACTCCAACAAAAGATTGGGAACATGCCACTATAAGGCTTCCCAAGAAATTAATGAAACAAATAAGAGAAGATGCATTTAATGAAATGAGACCAATAGGTTTACATATAAGTTATGTTATTAAAAATTATCTGAAAGGAGCTAAATAATATGGGTATGGATGTATATGGTAAAAATCCAACTGTTCACAAATCTAAAGATGATTTTCCTGTTTATGTCAAATATGATGATATGACTTGGCCTGATAGAGAAAAGCATCCTGATTGGGAAAAAGAGAAAGACGATTATTGGATTCAGTATAATGAGTATGAAAAGGCTAATCCTGGTATATACTTTCGTAATAATTGCTGGTGGTGGAGACCATTGTGGAATTACTGTGCATTTGTAGACAGACATTATAGATTAGATATTATTGATGATGATTTACATCAATCAGGTCACTATAATGACGGTGCAGGTTTAGATGAAAAAGATTCTATGACACTTGCTATGCATTTACAAATGAGTTTAGAAGACGGTACAGCTAAACAATATGAATCAGAATATAAAGAAGAAATGGAAGCATCAGATGAAGAATTTGCTAAAAGTTATCCTTTCAATATAGAAAATGTGGCAGACTTTGCAAAGTTTCTTGAATATTCTGGTGGATTTATGATTAATTGAAATACGTTAATCGTAAAGCAATGATAATTAGAAGCTCAGGTCGCAGCAGTGATTTCATTACACCCTCCTTCGGCTTTGGTTGTCTCTATAAATGTGCATACTGTTATATGCGAAGGCATTTGCCTGAAGGTTTAACAATAGCACAGAACACACAAGAGATTATTGATAGTATAGAGAATCACCTTAGCTCGCTAATGTGGCCTAAGCTTTCTAATCAAACACATTATAAATACTACACTTATGATTTTAGTTGTAATGAGGATTATATATTACACGCTAAATACCATGACTGGCGTTTGTTATTTGATTACTTTAAAAATAATAAAAAGGCTATGGGTACAGCAGCAACTAAGTATATAAACAAAGACTTATTGCAATATAACTCTAATTATAAGGTTAGAATCAGATATAGTCTTATGCCACAAGAACTATCTGACGTTCTAGAACCACATACAAGTAAAGTTATTGATAGAATAAAAGCTGTTAATGACTTTTATGATGCTGGTTATGATGTTCATCTAAATTACTCACCTGTTATTGTGTATCCTAATTCTAAACAAGCATATACAGAACTATTTGAGTTAGTAGATAAACATGTAAGAGATGACATAAAAGAGAAAGTCAAGTGTGAGGTAATATTTATGACTCATAATGACAAAATGCATGATTACAATCTAAAGCGTAATCCTGTAGCAGAGTCTTATTTATGGCATCCAATAAAACAAGAATACAAAAAATCAGAATATGGTAACATTAATATACGTTATGAACACAAACTTAAGAAAATGTATATAGACAGATTCTTAAATCTTCATAATAATATCTTACCATGGCAAGACGTAAGATACATATTCTAAATGAGGGTGATAGAGGTATCGGACACAGCCTTGAAGCTAGGTGAGTAAAAATCGACTAGTCTATTGCCCTCATTAAACTTACACAGTCAATAATAAATATAACAATAGGAGACAAAACGATGGAAAAATCTAAAAAAGTTACTAAAAGAGATAAAGTCCTAGCACATCTTGTATCAGGTAAAGAATTAACACCACTTGATGCATTGAGTTTATACGGTAGTTATAGACTAGGTGCAATAATATTTGATTTAAGAAAAGATGGTTATAATATCAAAACTGATATTGCAAAGGGTACTAGACATGCAATATATAGTTTAATTAAATCAGATAACAAAGAAGTGTTTGACTCTAAGTGACAATATAATGATTTGAGACTCGAGTTCGAATCTGAAAAGTATTATATAGAAAGAAAACACGAATTACAAGAAAGATACTCTAAATAGGCTTGACAAGTGCCTAATGCAAAAACGAGAGTATTAAGAGAGCTAACAACTGGTCCTGCAAGTCCTAGATAACACAGATGAATAGATATCCAGGTAACTAGGCAAAGGAATATGTGAGGCTCTCTTTTTTCTTGTATAATTGATTAAAAAACCTTAAATTCTAAACTTATAATTCAAGAAAATAGGAGACAAAATGGAAGATAATACCCAAAATGATACGCCTGTTGTAGAAACACAGGAAAGAAGAAGTGATGAATGGAAATCAGCAGAAATAGACAAATTAGCTATAGCTTTGGCTAAAGTACAGGCTAAACTAGAAGGTGCTAAAAAAGAGAGTAAAAACCCATTTTTTAACTCAAGTTATGCAGATTTACATACAGTAATTAAATCATCATTTCCAACACTATCAGAACATGGCTT